GACAGCGCGATCGCGATCATCTGCTTCTGCGGGCGAGGAACTCCGCCTGCACCGCGAGCCTTGCCCTTCTTCTGGTTGTCCATGGCAAGGTCATGCATGTTTTTTGATACGTTACTTCCGAGCATGGTTTTAGTTTCCTTTCCGTTTATGGTTTACCGACGAAGATGTTTTGTAATACTTCAGACAAATAAGACGCGTACTGGCGCCCATCCTGGCCTACATAATAAACTGCGCTTGTCTCTGGAGAGTCATCAATGCAAGCGAACCAATTACCTGGAGCTACAACGCATCCTTCAATTTGAATGTATTGATTTTCGTTAATTGTCATAGTGTGGCATGGGTGGCTTATTTGCTTTAATACAGAATGACGGATTCTCGCATCGCCTGCAATCCTTAATATCAAAATCAAGAATGTCACCACAATTTAGCATCACGGTGAAAATTTTGTTGTGGTCCATTCCGTAGTCTGTCACTAGGACAGCCAGTCCCTCACCCTTTGGAGTCATTACCCACATCTCTGGATTTAGCTGGAGCATCAATCATTACCCCATAAAAAAGTTAGCAATCCAAGACAAATTGATATCACACCAATAACTGCGAATGCCGTGTCGGTTGTCATCTCCATGCTGGTCCAGTCAACCATGCCACAAGCACCCATCGCGTTCCCCATATCGGCGCCTTGGCGCGATGTTCTATATAAGATGGGAACCAGCATCCTGCGCCTTGCTCTCGCATAAACTGCTTGTTTTCTATATCTGCCTTAACCTGCAATCCTCCGCCAAGATACTCGCTAGGATCGGATAGGTTGACCACAGCAGTAAGTTTGCGGTCGCTTCCAGTAAACGTGTCATAGTGCCACCAGAACTGCTGGAGTGGCGAGTACTTTAGGATTTGCAACTGCTGGATACCAGGAACGTCGAAGTTCCAATTCTCCTCATTGATCGTTTTTGTCAGCTCAAGCATGATTCCATAAAGCCATTTGTAATGAGGCGAGAAAGGTATCCAGCAAGACGAGCATGTCCTGGCAAATGATATGCTGTGTCCGCCACCCTTCTTCATCACAGTCGCGCGCTTCATGCCAATAACCTCCGCATCCTGGCGGATCATTGCGCATTGCGTTGAAGTAAGCACATACCGCTCGACAGCAGCAGTTAAAACCTTCTGGGCGTATTTCTTTTCGCTCATTTGATTATCTCGTCCTTTATTACGTTAAACATTCTGTATGCCATATAGAATCCAACCAACGCGATCATGATGATGATGGATATGCAAACACCCATGCAGCAAATAGCAAATATGATGCCCATGATATCGTTAAGCATTTGCCATCTCCTTCATCCTTCGAAGCAGGCTCCTATTGTCGATGTGAACTCCAGCAGCTCTGCACCAAAACCAAACGACTCCGTTCTTAAAGTCCTTCACAAGTTTTCTGACTTGCTGAATGTTCCGATACTCCTGGCAATCGTTTAGGCTTATGTCGTCCTTGTAGAAGTCCTCCTTAATCGTAAGACCATTTAGAACACCACGGCGCTGGAGCATGCGAACGTCGTCAATCGCCTGCTTGGCCACCTCACCAGCGAGCTGGCATAGTCTGTCGTCGTAATCGCCTTTGACAAAATGACTGGTCCTCATCGTCTCCTTCTCTTGCTGCGATTCATCTCGCACCACTTAGCGTATTCGTTCCAAAGGAATGCTGCATCCTGCGCCTCCTCCTTCGTTTCGAATATGTCGGTTAGAGGAGGTAGGCCATTAGCTGGCACAGCTCCCCATAGTCGAGGACCGATTACGTTCCCAGCCATTGTGTGGATGCGCCACTTACCAGCTTCCTTTACAACCTTCACAGGAGTCATCGTCCAAGCTCCTTTAACTTCGCATCGTCTGCCTTAACAAGTTCGATCATCTTATCCATGTCAGCAGACTGGCCTGCATAATGAATGCAGAATGCATCCTTGTACCTATCCAACCCAAAATGCGACTCAATGCTTGTCATGCAATTGTAGGCTGGGTCGAGCGGAGTAAGCTCCATGTTCCACAAATGCGCCTGTATGTTCATCCAAGTCTGCTCGCCAAAGTGGTTTGGATAACAACCAAACGGAGGGCATGAGAACAGTCCTAAGAACTTATTGCTAACTACGAACACACCCGTATTGACGTAGAATCTTGGCGTGATCTTTCCGCCAAATCCATTGGCCAGATCTACCATGCCATGCTTACGATCCAAAAAGGCACCCTCATCCAAGGCGCAGAAGAAATGCTGACTGCCATCCATGTCTGGTCCTCCAATGTCTTCACAGTCTTCCGTCACTAGCACGTCAGCATCAAAGAAAGTCACCTGCTCGTATCCACGCGCCAGCATGATGTTTCCGATCGCCAGCTTGGAGTACTGGACTGGTTCTGTGACTGGCTTTGTAATAGCCATAAAATCAATTGCGTACTTCTTTGCGTACGCCTCCATCCTTGGCTGCGTGATCTTGAGCAGCTCATGCCATTTGTCGCCGAATGCCTGCGTGACAACAGCGCGCTTCATTTCTTCTTCACCTCGGAAAGATCGCACCATGCTTCCAGCGGTAGCGCATCACCGCAGAACGCAATCTGCACTTCTGTTTTTGACTTTGGATCTATGGCAAAAAGCGCTGTTCCGCCATCAACTTTTTCAATCCTTGTTGCTTTCATTTCGTAATCTCTACCGTCGCGTATTTTGGTAGTCGAGCATTTTCGTAATCTTTTTCAGATTTAAAAAACAAATCCAATACAGGCAATTTGGTTGACCCGCTGGCCTTTCTCTGAATTACTGCCGTGCCAGTATCCACGACTACCCACTCCTGCGAGTACCCAACAATCTTGACCTTGCTCCACGCTGGGATGACCCTGTGATCCGTAGCGCAATGCCGTCCAGGTCTCAGGCGCACACCCTCACTAGACTGCATCTTGCTGGTGTAGTGGTCCTCTCCTGGCCAGTAGCCAGTCACTCGAACATTTATCTTCTTCTTTGGTTGCTCAATCTCGATTATGACATTTGCAGTCATAACCGTAGATGTTGTTATTAAAAAAACCGCAAGAGCTGTTTTCAGCACGATTTTGGATAGCTGTTGTTTCCGCTATGATCGCAGAACTTTTGGAAGCTTTCTGAATTGCCTCCATCCTCGCCTTCCTCTTCATCATCTCCTGTATTGTCTCCGTAATTCGAATAGAGCCATGGGCGGGGTTTGCTGAAAAACTCATCCCAATCTTTATCAATTTCTTCCTGTGTTTTATTCATAGTCTTGTTATTTCCTTTTTGATTTGTGCTAATACGAACAAGGATCTTACCAGCGCGCGCTCAAGATGGTCAACACTTGTTTCACCATTATTATCTGGACAAGGAGTGGATTTGTGAAGTTGCATCTGCGCTGTGGCAAGATGACGGATCGCGCGCGCAATATGGTAATCGTGGGTAGGTCGGTCCTTCTCCAGCCAATCTCCATATCCAGACTTATCTGATCCCTTACCCATCACGCGCCACACAATCTCTTGTGCAGCGTTTCCCATCTCTTGGATCGTAGGTGCTGTCATAACTTCATCCCTGGAGGTGTATATCCCTTAACCCATGCCCAGACCCGCAACAACGCGTTAAACGCTATTCCAGCCTGGTACAATTCATCCTCATCCCACACCCTGGTCATCAGCTTGGTTGGATCATTCGACGCCAGTACAATTGATACACACGCTGCTTTGGGATTCTCGCTGGCAATTCTGTAGGCCCAGAGCTGGGGACAGTCCGAGGTTTCATAGAAAGGCGAGTATTTGGGATTCACCTTGCGGTTTTTAAGATCGATGATTGCGTCACCAATTCCTTTCAGCTTAACATACGCATCGCATCGACCAGCATACCCAGCGCCAACCAGCGCCTTCTCGCACCAGTAGGTTTTCTCTACGTTTTCTTCAGCCCACTTCTTGAATGTTTCGATGTATGGCTTGAGGGGTTCATCCTGCGAATGAGGTCTTCCCAATAACACATGCTCCATCTGCTCATGCATGATGGTTCCGTGTTCGGCAGCCTTACCTGTCGATTCTTTGGAATCGCGGACGACACGCTTTGCGTAATCTTCGAGTTTTTCATCTTTTTCCTTTGGCAAGGTAAGGCAGGCCATGATTGCCTGCTCAATCTTCCAGCTTGTAAGTTGCGGTTTATCTAGGATGGATAGAATCGATGTGACGCTAGGGTAAAGAAGCATCTTCCTTGCATCTGCCACAGTAGTATTGCGAAAGTTTCCATTCTTTCCTAGAACAGTATGGGCGGATTGCCCATCTTCGGTATACCAATGACCGCTAGACTCGGTTTGAACAAGTCTAGCTGTCGAAGGCTCCTTACTTGTTAAAATAAGTGCCATACAATTTAGAACGGCACCGATTCGCCGTCACCATTCGTATCACCAGTCTTCACAGGAGATCCGCCAATATTGGCGAATTCCTTACTGGCGCGGACCTTGTCCTGCAACCACTCTGGCAGAGACATGAAAACATCGTTCTGCTTGTTTTCAATCTCGTAGAACACCTGCGAATTTACGGTCTCCGTAGGCGCTTTCATGTTCTTTGGCAGTTTGCTGATTGCATTGATCGCGCAGTATTGACGACCCTGCTGGGACGTCTTGTGCATCAGAGTCAAGAACGCTGCTTTACCAAGCAGATTCTTTAGGCTGAACGATGCCAGTTCCTTCGATGTGAAGGCAGCCCCGCGCCATGACTCAAGATGCTTGCGCAATGTTGCGCGCTCACCAAGAGAGCGGGTTACTTCAAGGCTAACCATCATCGGCTTGCTGACCTTTGTGGTTTTGCCATTCTCGACAACCTCGCCTTCGATGACCTGGTCTGGCAATTCAAAGGTAAGTCGCACTTTGGGGGACCACTTCTCCTCTCCGTCCCAATTCGTCTTCTGGTGACCAAGGTCTACCAGACTGACAAGCACGCCCATAGTGGGACCTGCTTCTGGGAGTTGTCGTTCTGTTGCTTTTGCCGATTCACTTAATGTTAGGCTCATTTATTTTCGTACCTTTCTTTTGTTTGTTGTTTTAGTTTCGGGTTGAAGTTGTACAAGCACGCTGAACAATCGTTCAGATGTTTGGGTTAAAAGTGGGTGTATCAGACTGCTGGACGTAACAGCCCCGCGCGACTGTTGTGTGTGTGAGTTGATTTTTGACATACTCGATACTGACATTGGCAGGCGCCACCTGTCTAGCTAATTCGCACACGCTATTTGCCGTGAGTATGACCAACCATTCCTTGCGCCCATTGCGCCGAAAGAATACCGCTGGGATCTTGCCAGCAGGACAATCACGCTTGGCCTGCTCCATCCACTCCTCTGGCTTGAGCGCTTGGCATCGCTTGCCCTCGATATGAAATGGGAAGTTTTCGCACACCACATCTCCAGATCCGCCTTCTGGGTTGCCTGCGTACTGCTGTGTACGCCTTGCTTTCTGCCAGCCCTGTTCGCGAAGATAGTTGGCCAGCTCTCGCTCGCCTGCTGCACCCTTTGCCCGACTATTTATTTTCCCCATATTACCTCCATTGTTATGTCTGTTTCAAAACCTCCTGTTAATGTCAAAACAGGGTTCTGGTCTTTGCACCGATCAATGAATTCATTAATCGCGCGGTTTGTTATCGTGAAGGTATTGTTTGGAGTTTCGCAACAAGCAGCTCCGCATACGAGATTAAGAAGTACGTTCTGTTGCCTTTGTTGAAGTTTTCCTATCCTAATCTTAATGTCCCCTGGCAACATCCACCTATTTCTAGGGATTGATGCTTATTTGGTCAACAACAAAATATTGTAATCAATTACGAGTATTGGCAATATCCATGTCACCGCAAAACTGCTGTATTAGCCCAAAGGGGCTAAGGCTATTCTTAACGTTTGGATTTGCGTTTAGCCACCGCACGGCCTCCTCATAAGACTCGCAGTCTTTCAGCGCTTCCTCCATGATATCCCAAGCTTCCTGGTGCGTCATAAGTTTTGGAACACCCTCCATCCCTGGCCCTGTGATGGACATAGTTTTGTGGTAAGTGATTTGCATTTTGCTACTGGCAAAAGCCAGAATAAATCGTCGCTCATCCCCCAGCATGCGACATAGTCAACCCCGCGAATCGGCCTTTTAGGAATGTTAAAACCATTTCCAATTGATGTCGTGAATCGATACTTTGTGCGCCCCTGCTCAATGGCCTGCGCTGTCTTAACCTGGATGCTGAAGTACTTCCCGCCCTTCTCTGCCACTAGGTCATATCCAGCAAAATCCTCGTAAGGCACAAGCACGTTGTACCCACAGCGGAGCAGCGCGCCAGTTACGCGAGCCACTCCGATTGCGCCTATTTGGCGTGATGATAATTTCATTGTTGACTCCAAGCTTTTAGTAATACAGACTTGTTCACATGAAAACAACCACAATATTGATCCTAACCTTCGCAGTCTCTTTTACATCTTTCGCGGATGAGTCTGTCACACACGAATTTCTTGCTGCGGTCTATCGAGGAAATAGCACTTACATCATCGACCAAACGACTGCTAGTAGCGCTGGTGGTGCGATTGTGCGATGTGGTGACACATATCTTACACCCCATGGCGCGTACGTTCAGATCCGCGACACCTTCCTTAAACCTGGTGGAGGAGCCGTTGTTGACTGTAAGGGAAGCTACGTTGGAACAGCGAACGCGACTGCGCGAGTTGGAACAGGTGTGAATAATCTTGCGTTTGTTGGATCGGACGGAGCAAGTTTTGGTGCAGGCGAGACGGTCCTGCGTCCTCTTCTTATTTCGCATTAAGCTACGCCAAATACTGCTTGGCGGTTCCTTATTCTGTTCTCAAGTCCGCGAATAAACTTCTTTCGGTTTGAGTCGTTGTAGGCCAAGTCATACTCGTAATCCAACTGCGCTTGGCTTATTGCCTGCATCAGCGCGCGAGGATGCACGCTATCGATTGCCTTGAGTGTCTTGGGGCCAATCTTTCCGTCCACATCAACTTTCACTCCTAGCGCATTTAGCCCTTTTTGGATAAACCTTGTTGCACCGCCCATGCCTCGATTGAACGCGAGATCTTGTGTGAATGCTTGGATGTCTTTAGGCAATTTTGATACGAGTGGACTTGTGTAGTCTCGGATGTAGCGCGCTGCCTCTTCCGATCTTTCTTTCGCTGGCAACGCCGAGATTCTTTCAAATTCTTTCGGGTGGTACTTGTCATTGATTCCAGCTATCTCGTAGCTTCCACCACCATCTCCATCTGGCAACTTGTAAATCGATAAATTACCGTCCTGGTCAAACCTTCCCTCAAACTTCACCGTTTCCATCGCTGCATCCAACAGCGGATCTCTTTCAGCGCCGATCATAGGCCCTGGAATTATTTCTTAATGATTTCCTGCTCGATTGCGTGATCACGCACGGCGTCGTGTAATTCCTTGATATCATCGTCACCAGTCTTGTCGTATACCTTCATTAATGTTGCAAGAGCTGCTGATGTTCCAGAAATCGGTGTGTTCTTGTTTGTGGCGAGCCAATGCACAAATTCTGGATTTGTATATAATCTTGCAGCCTGGTTTGCCCCAATAAGAGTTCCAATAATACCAGACAAGAATCCAAACTTTCCAGCAGCTAAAGATCCAGCACCGCTTGTTATCGTCGCGGGAGTTACAACTGCTCCAGCAGTACCAGAAGGATTGGCAAGGATTGCATTGCTTTCGCGGATCTTATTTGACACCTGTGCGACTGTTTCAAGATCTTTTTCGAATTGCTTGCCAAATCCACCAATCAGAACCTTCTTCGCCTCTGGATCAAGCGATGCGTAGTTTTGCAAGAACTTTGCCGTGCTGAACACATCACCAGAAGGATCTTGCAGTCCAGGGACAGCTTTACCCATTCTGGCAATGTATGCAGATGAAACAGCTTTTCTTGCATCCATTGGAACAATATCAAAAATCTCTTTCAGCCTTGTTGGCCCATTACGCGCTCCGCCAACAAGCGCCTGGTAAACATCCTCTGGATTCTTATCCATGATTAGGCTTTGGACGTTATCCATTGTTTCGTGGAATTTCCTAGTGAATGCATTTGCTTCCTTGAATTTAGCCAATGCTTCTGGCCCTTGATTTGCTGCTGCTGCCTCCATGTCTCTGGTAATCGCAGCGTATGCTCGCTGATACTGCGCCTTTGATACTTCTGGAGTTAAATCAACAGTAGAAAGCTTCTCTCCGATCGATGTCCTCAAATCCTTTAATACATTGAATGGAATCTTGCCCTGCGGATTCATTTGCCTTGTTTCGTATATGCCATTCAAAATTGAAGACAATTTTGTATTTGCAAACTCCTTCTGAAGCGATGGAGCTGCGTTGGATATCTTGTTTACCATTTCATTCAATACTCTTTCAGTATTGTCCGAATCGACTGGTAGGCGTTCTGGCATGTAAGCATCGAATGCGCTGTACAGGTTTTTCTGTGCCTGTCTTGCGCGAGGAACAAAAACCTCGGAGAAGCCTTTCTGAACAGCTCTTCCAGCCTCGACTGGTTCGGTTACATTGGAAATCTGCTTGCGAAGCTCTTCAACGCGCTTCCCTACCTCGGCCTGCTGTGCAAGACCCTTCTCGCGCATTGTTGCCAGTCCGCTTGGGAATCTTCCAGTCGTCGTTTCAATCGCTTGCATTAAGGGCTGCTCAACTGCTTGTGCGAGCGTAGGAGTAGTTCCAGCCTCTTTATAAAGAGCTATATTCTTCGCCAATTCAGCTTGGCTTTTAAATCCTCTCAATGCGTTCAATGCAAGATTCTTTGAGAATTCAGTCACTCCAGCAACGCCAGATGCAAGAGCTATTGGAGCTGCAACACCAAGTTTCTTTGCCGTAACAGCAACCTGTCCCATGCGCGCAAGTGATGGAGTTGCCAAACTTCCAACCAATCCAATCGCTGTTTGGCCAAGCTCATCTGCGCCCATTTCCTTGGATGCAGCAGCAAGCGCAGAACCAACAGCTCCAGCAGAAGCTTGCACTCCTGGCGAAGCAGAAATAAATTCACCAACCTTGGCAACTTTTGGAAGATTTTGCATGCCAGCCATGAGTTGTCCTCCAGCAATAAGCGGAGCCATTTCTGCCGTAGTTCCAACAACCTTGGACTGGATTCTTTCAAAAGGAGTTTCTGGCTTTGGGAGGCCAATCTGATTTTTGATATCTTCAAGAACAGCGCTTAACTCTGGAACCTTCTTGCCTTCCTCATTCTTGGCAACAAGTGAATTGTAAACCTTAGCTCCGATATCAGCCAGGAAGGCAGCAGAAGCACCAACACGCGCTCCTGGCGCAGCAACCTCAAATGGAGCGCCAACAGCCCCGCCAGCTACTAATCCAACCGTACTTGGTGTAATAGCTTCGCGCGCAATTAACCCAGCTTCGCGTTTAATTAAATCAGCAGGTGTAGATTGAGAAGGTGCAACATCTGGACTCTGCATCTTTTTTGCAGTCAGTTCAGCGACTTGATCGTCTGGAAGGAATCCCATAAATTAAGGCGTCAAGGTTCCGCTTTTACCATTTATGACTACAGCATCACCATCTTTTTTACCAGCAGCGCGAGCTTCCGCCTCACTTGTAAATCCAGTCTGATTGCGCATGCCAAAATTTGCAATATCGCTAGGGTCTGAATGCGCGTCGATAACACCTTGAAGCGATGGTACTGTAAATCCATTTGCCTTTGCATCTGCAACAAACTTTCTTGCAAGAACCTTCTTCAGCTCACCAAGTCTTTCTGGAGCAGCAAAGTTAATAACTGCCGTAGGATCTGCGATTGCTGTCATCAATATATTGCGATCCTGTTCTGTCATGGTTCCAGGTCCACCGATTGCAATTCGCATCTGTCCAGCAAGCGCTGTTCTGATTGCATCGGCGCGAGCCATTAATTTTGGCCTTGAGAAAACATCGCTAGTTTTGACTTGATCTCCAAGTTTTAGCAACTCATCAATGCCACCTACTGAAGAAATGAAGTCTGGGATTGTGTCGCGCACTTGTTTTGCGCCTTTTTCAGTCGTAGCCATGCCTTCTAGGCCAGGGATCTTGAGAGCGTTTTCAGTAGCCTTCTTGGTCTGTGCGTCTTCATAACCAGTCATCTTCCCAAGCGTCTGCTCTGCTGCCATGCGTTCTGGAGAGCCAGGTTGGAGAGAATTAATGTATGCAATACCCTGCGCCTTCATTGGTACAAGCTTTTCAAATCTGTCTTTGTAAATAGAGCTAATATCTGCAGTCGCAGGAGCAGTTCCGCCACCAAGATTTTCTGGGATAGGAACCGTTCCTACAAGTTCGCCAAGTTGTTTATTTGTTGCACCAAGCGCAGCAGCAGTCCCAGGAATCCTTTGTTGCATGCTGGCCTCAACGTCAAGCGCAGGGCGCATCATGCGGGTTGCCATATCTCGCTCCATGACTGGTCCAGCTACTCCTGCTGGTAACGGAGCGGATGCAGACTTTAGGCTGGATATACGATTTTGAACATCTGATAACAATCCCTGCTGTGTTTCAAGATCGCTTTTTAATTGTGACTGTACCCCAGCCAGCCGAGCGGATTCCAATGGCGCATATTCTGGCGCATTTCTCTTAGTCTTTTCAGCTTCCGCTGCAATTTCAGCTTTCAACTTTTCAACTTGAAGGCCAGCCTTTTCTCCTTCAGTACGAAGTTGCTGTTGTCCTTCTGGACTATTTAAAAATTCTTGTTCTTTCTTTGCCTTTTCAATCGACATGCGCAACGCTTCCTGCTGAAGCAATTTATTTTGAAGCTCGGCAGCCTGCGCCTCTTTCTTGGCCTGCACGGCAGCATCATATTCTGGACTCTTATACAAAGTCCATGGTCCGTATGTTACTAGGTCTGCCATGTTATTGGATGGAGTATGATTTAAATGGAGCTGTTAATGGGCTTGCAATATTGCCAATACCTCCAGCGATCTGACCGAATGTCTGGGCTGCCGTTGGTTGGTTATTATATGCATTTAGATAGTTTCCATAAGTGCTGGCATTATAATTTGACAATGTGTTGTAAAGAGATGCAGCAGTCTGTTGCAATTGAAGAGGTGCATTGGGATTCGTGGTTTGATAGAAAGGTTGCGCTGTGCTTGCACCTTGGCCAAATTGGCCAGGAAGTGCCTGATTGGCCTGGATGTATGATTGGAATGCTGCATTCTGTTGGTTTGTCCTTGCGGTTCCAAGGTTGTACAATGATGGTCCACTAGCAGTAAAGCTTGACGCTGCTCCAAGCCTGCTCTGCAACAACGCATCACGAAGCGCAATATCACGCTGAAGCGCGTCACCAGTAGTCTGGCCAGAAGACAGGAACTGCTGGGCTGCTCCGTAACGAGCGAGCTTACGCTGTTCGCCAAGAAGGCCAGTTGTGACTGCTTCCTCGGTTGCAGGTGCTACTCCAAAGATATTACCGCGAGCAGTCTGAGCAGCACGCACGGATTGTTCATATCCCCTGCGCTCTTCAGCGCCAAGAGTCGAACCAAGTTTTAGCTGATTAATCGCTTCTTGTTCTAGCTGACTGCGAAGATCTTCAGTCTGTTGAGATGTTGTCGGAGGGAGTGGCTCGGCAGCCAAGTTTCGATATTTTTCACCAAGAGCAACTGCTGTTTCATATGCCTTTGGATCTACTTGCTTTAATTGTTGTGTTGCCCTTTCTTCTGGTAATTGAAGATATTCCCTAAATGATGTGATTTCCTTCTGGCCAGCAGTATCTGCTGCTGTAATTGGCTTAAAATCTGTAACTTGTTTTTGAGCTGAAGCAATTGCAGAATTTACACTTGATAGGTCTTCTGTTAATGACTTTATTGCATCAAGAGTTGGTTGCCTTCTTTCATCCTTGCTTGACAGACTGTTTAAAAGTGAATTTGAAGATGCAATTTTTTGCTGAATTCCTACAAGTTGTGTATTCCCTCTATCAATAATTGATTTAAGTGAATTTATTTTTGATGTATTGTAATCATTTATAATCTGGTCATCTGTTACCTGGAAGTTTAATTTTGAACCAAGATCAGATGCACCATAATTTCTAGCTCCAGAAAGTGACGCAAGAGAGCCTGTAAAATTTTGAGTACCAAGTCTGTTTTGCAATGCATAGTCGCCTATTTGACCAATTTGTTGAGCATATGCATTATTTAAAATACTTGGAGAATTTGCTTGAAGATCTTTTGCTGCATCAAGCTCTCTCATTTTTCTTGCAGTATCTGGATAATATTTATCCAAAAGCGCCATTTGTTCTGCTGATAGTGTTGCCATATTAAGCTGTTATTTTGGGATTCGAAATATTGCTTCCAATTTTTGAGTAATAATTCATAGGTCCATTATTTGTTGAAAATGCAACCTCTGGTTGAACTGCTCCATAAGGACTCTCACCATAAAGACGCGAGAATTGTGATGTCATTTGCTTCCCAAGCCCCTTATTTAAAGCATAGGCTTCTGGAGAATATTCAAACTGTCTGCGAAGTGCTTCCAGGGTGCGCTGGCCACCATATTGCTGTTCCAATTGAAGATTGGATTGAACCGAAGCGGCTTGGTCTAGCGCAGACAACTGCCTTTCAAGTTCACGCTGTTGAGGCATATACTGCACGCGAAGCTTGTTTTCAAGTTCGGCCATTGCTGGAGATTTTTCAATATATGTATCAATGTTCTTTCGATACATCTCGGCGTTTGCCTGTGCCACAGCATTTGGATCTGGGGGTGGTGGAGCCGACGGAATTGATGGTGCTTTACCCATATTAAGCCAATGCCTTTCTCATAAATTTATAGTAATCGTACTCCTTTGGTTTGCCCAGACGGTTGAAAATGATTCGCTTGCGTGGGCCAAATCGATCCAAAAGGATCAATAGCAAGCCTTTGAGCGGGTCTACCGACTCAGCCTTTCTAATACCACTAGTAGCGCACAAGTCAACAAATACGTTATCACCAGACTCGTCGTGGACATAGTGATCTGGGGTTACGCCAGCAGGAATGCACCTAGCAAGCGCTACACCAATAATCTCTCCTTCTTTATCCCTTACCGTACCCATAAGACTCTGCTTATCGAACCAAGCCACCCAATCGCTGAAATTAGGTGACATAGACTCCGAAACACCGCTTTTCTCAAGGAACTCTACCTGGGTCATATATTCTTCTGAATTTCAATGGTGTCTGGGTTGGCTGCCATGATAATCCCGCGAATGGCAAGCTTTTGGGTTGTAGCCGAAATCTTCAACTTCATATTACGCCATTTTTCGTAAGAACGAAGGCTATCTGCCCTGCGCTTTACGACCTGGGAGCTGAACGATGCTGGGAGTGTAAACGGAAGCGTGATCCCATTGGGCGAGGTTGTGTCAACGCCAGTACCAAGCGTAATGTCGTTTCCGTCGGTATCCCTACGCATGCTGATCGTAGCGTTGGTAGATCCAGAATAATAGAACTCGATCTCATAATGCGATCCATATTTAAGCGCAAATCTATCATCAAATTCATACGCCTTGGTCGTGATCCTGCTTGTATACCCAGTACCAAAGTCTTGGAATCCAGTAGTCGGGTCAACCGTGTCTCCGTCCTTATAGTCGGTCAAGTGACCAACCTTCGACGTAGTTGTCCCAATGCAAAGTTTTGGCGTATTGGTTGTAAATCCAGAGCTAAAGCTTGTCTCGACCATCCTGGCTGCTGGTATTTCCCATAGGCCCTCGAACGAGTTGAAGATTGAGTTGTAAACAAGAACGTGACTTGGCTTAGTTGCCGTATCCAGCGGGATGGCCATCAGATACCTGTTATTGTGGAACGTGGCATTCACGGTTTCCACATAACTACGATTTATCCTAGCAATGATGTCCTTGACTGGTTCGCTGATTGTCAAACCTACAGTCGAGAAGTCATCCGCCATTGACCTCGAAATTGACCTTATTCCGTCATTTGACAGGAAGAAAACGTCCTTGTTTACAAGCGCCACAGACCTTCCAGCGATGCACCCGACCCTGTTTGAAATGGTCTGTACAGTCCACTCTGCTGCCGTGTTCGCAACAGATGAAACGCTTGTTCCAGTAGTCAGCGTTGTGCTTGGCTTGACATCGACCAAATAGATCTTGTTCCGTTTGAAAACGATGATCTGGAATCCGTAGAAAGGCTGGATCGCGATAATGTCTTCGCCGTCGTCACCACCAACGATGATTGAATTGGTAGTCTTCCAAATTTCTGGATCGAGAATGTCAGAAGCGTATAGAGTATTACGATCCTCGCCTGTGCCTACTGCAAATAGACGATTTGTGAATGACTTGATTAGGCGCAGGCCAGTTGGTGCCAATTGAGTTGAAATGACTCCTGTTGCCGTTGCTGCCGTTCCAGATGATGGTGGTGCTATCGTTATAGTTGGTGCAGATGTATATCCAGAACCACTATTGGTAACTGTTATTCCAGTAACAATACCACCTTGTGATGCAGCATAAGATGCAACTGCTGTTGCTGTTGTGCCATAACCCATTTGTGGTGCAGAAACTGTTACTGCTGGTGCTGATGTATATCCAACACCTGGATATGTAATTGACACAGAAGCAAGTTTTGTTCCCTGCCTATAATTTGTTGCTCCTGTGGTTCCGTCGCTAAACTGCAAAAAACTCTGTCCGTCTGTCCAAAATAATTTATTGTTTAGCTGGGCAAACTCAATTTGATTTGTAGAATTTGCAAATGTACCACCTGTAGTCGAGAACGTGCTTGAACCTGTATTGTAAGAATAAAGAGATCCGTTTGTGGCCAGAATAATTGTCTCAATGTTTGGCGTATCAAAATAGAACATGCCCTGCACGGTGCTTGCCGTAGACAAACTTGTTGAAACAGTCTCAATACCCTGGCGAGTCTGGAGATTTCCATTCGGAGCAATGGTCATGTTGAACAGCTCGGAGGCTGCGTTATCAGCAATAAGATTTGGGCTAATACCAGATACCTGGCCACCCTCAAAACTAGGGGTTACAGCTACCGACAAGACATCATCTGTGGCATCCGTGAAGTACGGCATGGCCTTAGATGATCTCTTCTAAACCAAGTTCGCCAAGCGGGGCTGGAGTGATCTGCTTCATTCCACCAACTTGGCTCAATTCGTAGTTCGCCATCGCTGCCAAATCTGAGTTTGCAGACTGCACAACAATCTGGGACTTTCCATACTGGCGCTCTCGTTCTAGTGCATCCGCATGAGTTAAGGCCAATACAACATGACTTACATGAGGAAGGCGAAGTTCATCGCCAAGAGCATTCGAGGATGGAGGAAAATCAACAACGTAGTTCGAACGAGTAAGCGCTTGCAGCTTCTCTACAACCTTTAACGTAGTCGTGCTAGATGATTCAATCAATGGATATATATTAATTTCAGCAACGCCAGATGTATTGCGACCCTTGAAATAATATGCACATGGTGTCCCAGTCCTGGTTATATCCAAAAGATCTGCATCCTGCGAAATGATTGTAGCCAAGTCCATCGGGGTAAGCTCGTCGTCGCCCCAGGCAACAGAGAGAGGAGCCTCGACATTTGTTCCGAGAGAAACTGTTCTCAAAAGTTTTATTGATGCAGATGGAGCTGGTAATGATCCCTGGTTATAGTCCCATGTTATCAAATCACCAGAAGTATATGCTATTGATCCAGCATTTGGATCGCTCAAGCTCCATGATCCACTATCCCAATAAATATATTTACCTCCAGTAGATGTAAGATTATTTGATGTGCCACCAGATGTTCTTGAATATGTTCCATCTGTTGTTGGACTTCCAGCACCAGTAAGTATTACTGTTCCAATTTCTGTAATTGCATATGTCGAATTAGTAACAGTCTCGCGCCATGGCGCAAAGTTCCATACGCGCCGATAGTTTAGCGCTGCTGCTTTTTGCAGGAACGTAAGAGTATCGGCGTCGGTCTTTCCGATCTTCTCACCTGCGAATTGAGCGATTTCTGTAAGCGTCATTTGTTGGCCAGTTGAGCTTCCAAGTTATCGACTTTTGAGGATAGCTGTTGTATGGCTTTGATCATTGGAGCAATAAGCTCATTATAGCCAATGCTCAATACATCATCACCACCACTTATTTTGTGATCTTGGAATCCACCAAAATCAATTCCGTTCTTATCAAGAACCTCTTTAACTTCTTGGGCAATCAATCCATGGTGATAGCGATTTCGCTTCTTACTCCCATCGTGAGTAATATTTGAAAATTTGTATATGTCTGGATTTGCATCCTTATTGAACTCTGGCTTGTAATATTCTCGCATGTCCCACTTGAAATCAACTGGGCGCAATTGATTGACAAATTCAAGACCAAGAGTTGTATCTCTTACATCGGCTTTATCTCGAATATCTGATCTATTTTGCACGGCTCCATATGCATAAGTTGTAGTTGCAGAATCTCCAAGTTGAACTTGATTAGATCCAGTTACTGTTGTGCTAGCTCCGAGTGCTGTTACATTCGCAATTCCAGTATCAGTAAAAAGAGCTTTATATCCGACAGCAGTATTTCTACCAGTTCCAGTACTGTTTAAATATAAAGAAAGATTTCCAATACTTGTATTAAAACTAGTTGTTCCGCCACTATATTGAGAGCTATATCCAACAGCAGTATTTGATCCAGCTGTAGTATTTGAATATAAAGACCACATTCCGTGTGCTGTATTTTCAGCTCCAGATGTATTATACCTTAATGCCCCATATCCAAATCCAGAGTTATAACCAGCAGTAGAGCTTCCAATTGTTCCTCCAGCTCCAAAACCTGTATTGAATGATCCGCCTGCTCCAGTTCCGATTACAATTCCAGCAATTGTAGAATTATTTGTTCCTGTAAATGTTCCAATCGTTCCAGCTGTAAAGTTACAAGATGTGCCTAGCGAACCAGTATATGTTCCACCAGTAAGCGTTCCAGTCAAAGTTCCAGCAGTAAGAGTTTGAACAGTACCTGCTGTAAAATTTGCAGAAGTTCCAAGCGATCCAGAGTATGTTCCGCCAGTCAGTGTTCCAGAAAGAGTGCTGGCAGTAAGCGTCTGAATTGTTGCAGATGTTGAATTAAGCGATCCAATTGTACCAGAAGTTGCGCTAATTGACGTTGCTGTAGTCGCACCAATCGTACCGCTTGTAGCGCTAATCGAAGTAGCAGCAACCGTACCAATATTTCCAGTCGTGCTGTTAATCGTTGTAATGGTTCCAGTCGTGCTGTTAAGCGTGCCTACAGTCCCCCTGGTGCAGGAAAGCGTGCCAATCGTGCCAGAGTTAAGACTAATCGCGTATTCTGGATTAATACTGGCATCCGCAATCAAAGCGTTAAGCTTTGTATTGGTTACCGTATCGTTTGCACTAAAACTGGTTCCTGCTGTAAAATTAGCCATTTTATCTCCTAGTTGTTCCTATTTTTAATCACATCCCAAGCCATGGAACATATAAGCCCAATGATGCCAGAGATCGCGAGCAGCCTAGTCCGCAAATGCTCAAGCGCATTAACCTTATTAGCAAGGTCTCCGTAGTTTGCAAGTGACCTCTCAACCATGGCGTAAAGCTGAACCTGGCGCTCTTCCATCCTTGCCAGTCTGACTTCTAAACTCCATACTTGATCCTCGCTCATGGATTAACTCTTCCAGCGTCTTCTGCTGCGCCCATGTCTGAGTATCTGGGAAGGTCTGCATTGGATTGCTTTTGTGGCGAACATCCAACCAGCACGGAGCAGAGAAGGATTAGTTTCATGGCAATCCGAGGCCGATGCCAAGGGTGGTTTTGTAAAGAGAGTGTATTGAAGAAATATCTGAATTAGTTAAAGTTGAAGGAGATATTAAACCAAACGAGCCAATCATGTTTGAAGTTTGCGAAAATAGTTGTCGAGCAGCTCTGGATCCAGCAGGATTGATTGTGGAAAGTCCAGTTCTTGCCCCATTAGTGAGAAGAGAGCCGTCTCTGAATACATTGTCCGATGTATTATTTGCCGTAAAGGCCGAGGATCTATATAATCCTAAATTTACCGTGTCCGTGTTCGGAACATTTCCAGACGGAACGAAACTTCTTGTTGTATAGTATTTAATTCCATATTCACCTGTGCCGCCGCCATAAAATCTGAACAGACAATACCATCCAGCACCGCTTACGTTATCCTGAAATTCTATCAACCTTTGATTTGCCGACGTATCACTCGGACTATAAACCACAAATCCAGTCCTTAAATTATAAAGGTTTGAGTTGTCGGGAAGTGTTATTTCATGGGATGAATCTGTGAAAGATATTCCATTTGTTCCCCATGTTGGGCCATTTGTTAGGGTTCCGTTGTAAGTTCCCAATCCACCCAAACTATAAGCAGTTGTGCCGCTTCCTTTGTTTTGAGCCGAACGCAAAGGCCAACACACCATGTTTGACCACAATCCTAAATCCTTTATTCCCTTTACAAACGCATTTATTTGAGATTTTGCAGTTGCATCAGTAATTCCAGCAGTAGTAAAATAAGCTGCTGCATCACCATCATAAAGGCTAATGCCAGAAACATTTGCTCTTAATCCTAATCCAAGTTGTGGCATATAATTAAATGCAATTCTTCCGCCTCGATCTATTCAATCGAAGCGGAAGAATCACAAAATTTAAGCAGCAGCCTTGTAGGCAAGAACCTTGCCAGTACCGACAGTATACCCGTCAAACGCACCATAAATGGTGAGACCAGCAGGGATTGTCGTTCCAGTCAGCGTGCCAGTATAGTTTCCACCTAACGCGCTGAATGTGGTATCAGCAATAGTCTGAATTGCCCAGAAAGCTCCAGTCTGTGCTGTACCTGTTGAGGTAGTAGCAACAAAACCGTACTCTCCCTGGAATCTATCTAATGCGCGTGACATTAGCTGTGCAGGGCAATCCGATAGGACGTGCCGTTAAGAGTCACGTTCAAGGACGCAGGGGAGGTCGCAACTGTGTTGACCGTACCACCGCTGGAGCTTGCCGTAAACTCAATTACGTTGGTTTGACCTTGGGTATCAAAGCGCAAAGCTTTTCCCTTGGCCTTACGAGTACTGCGTACAAATTCATTAGCCATATTGTTAATCTCCTTTTCGATTCCAGGCACGTTTCACTTGATCCGCGCTGAACTCGCTTTTAAATCTACTCCCAAGTTTTTGTTCTTGTTTGTAGTACCCCTTCATAACATTTGTTTTATTAGCTCCAAGCGGGTTGTCGAGGGGTTCGCCAACTCCAACCAGGGCTAAACGTTGTGGGACAGTAAACCGCTTCAGATGCTTCGGGACATTGTCCCTTTCAGCTACTGACTTCTCCAGTTCTACGATAGACTTTTTACGAGTATCGAGATACTGGTAGATAGGCATATTAGCTGTAAGATTCCTCGTCGGCTTTCTGAGCCAGCGCACGCATTTTATCCTCCTCAGACATGTTGTCCTGTTGGTTATTGTTGGATTCGCTTTCCATCATAGCGTCATTGACCTTGATGTGAGCTACACCACCTTTAACCATATGAACAACACCGCTGAGTTCAACGTGATCACCTTCAGAAGGAGGAACAGCATCTCCGCCATCATTAACTTCAAGCATCGATACAGGCAACATAACCATGCCTTTCGGCATATTCATATCACCACCATTATTCATTCCTTCGTGCATAGCACCTCCGTTGTTAGGAGCTGGGGGGGTTTTATCCCCCCCAGCGTCCTTACGAGGACCCATAGCGATTACTAGGGTTCCCATTTAATTGTTTAGCTGTAGTTCGACTTCGCGAAGATCGCGCGGAAGAACGTAGTATCCAATTGTTTGGCAGCATAGAACGTCTTGAAAGACGCTACGACACGCTGTCCGTAGGGATCGGATTTATCGGCAGCATCAAGGATCGTGACCTTCGGTGCGAAGGGCGAGCCGTTTGCAACAATCGAGTTCAAGCTTGGTACTCCGAAAGAGTTTCCACCAAGGAGCAAGTTGCCATAAACAGCATTGCCAGCAGTCGAGGCAGACGCCACACCCGAAGCAGCGGTGGCAAACGTCTGGACGTTTGTGCTGGAAACGACTTTACATCCGAACAACGAACCGATTTCACCTTTGAAGATGGCATCAGGATTCGAGTAGCTCGAAACCTTCAACCAATCGTCATCCTGCTGAAGGTCACGAATGACCGCAGGGTGAGCAACCAAGACGTAAGAGTCCTTGATCTTAGGCGCGCGGTTTATGAACAGGGTGGTCACGCCGTCGAGCAAGTCGGTGGCAGTAATTGCGCTGTTAGCAACAGAGCTTGTAGCAAAGGTTGTGCCGTTCGTGCCATTCTGCGCGTAACGAGCATAAGACTTCGTTGCAACGTTGGTGCCAGTAGATGTGGAAGAATCTTGGATCAGCGCGCGGTGACACAGAGTATCGGCGTGCAGAGCAGCATCTTCACCCAACTGCTTGGTGGCCTGGGCAAGGTGGTTGAACAATTCGGTGGCCAAGAGAACGTCGGTGAGGACGATCTGACTTCCGTACTGCTGAAGGGTCGCTTCAACAGTAGACAGGGTCAACTGACGTTGATCCGATCCGTCACCAATGGTCGTGCCTTCAGAGAGTGCAACGATATTGGTAATCGCGGGATTATCGAATTTGAAGAAGCGGATAGTTTTGTTTCCGCCAGTTTTAGAAGGATACGCCACCTTCATTGCAAACTGCTCCATCTGGAGCAATGGGAGCGCACGTTCCAAGAGCATCTTGGAGAAGTACGTTTGGAACTGCGTAGAAACAGCGCCAGTAGTTACATAAGCCATATTATTATTTTCCTTTTATAGCAACTAATCTGTTACGATCTATCGGCTTCTGCTGCCATTCTAAGCAATTCACGACCTTGCTCATCAGAGGAAAGTTCGTGAAAAGCCTTGACGCGAGCAGGGCCAGAAGGTTGACCGCTTGCAGGTGTCGTTGCCTTTCTTAATTGAGTCAATTCTGACTCATACTTTGCAATCTTCTTTTCCAAGTCAGAGGCAGCGTCCGCCTTGAGCCTCATCTTCGCAAGACCAACAGCATCGCTAATTCCTGCTGGATAGTTTCGCAAGATGGCATGCTGCTGAAGAAGTTCAGAGACAGCTTTGTAAAGAGTCGTCGAAGAGTCTTTAAGTTCTGGGTTTGTCTCAACCTCGCGGAGTAGGTTTTGGTCCCAGGCACTCTTCAAATCGTTCTGAGTCTTTGCTTCGACCTCTTTACGATCTTCCGTCTCAATCTCGCTGGCTTTGTTTTCAGCGAGTTTCGCAAGATCGTCACGGCCTTCATAACGGTAGCTTTTTGCTGCTTCCCGATAATCTTCCGCGCTAAACTTGCGAGAGCTTGTCTTTGCCTCTGCTGAAGGAGCTTCTTGACTAGGCTTTGTAACCTTGGCCTGTTCAATTGCCTCCCTTTCAGCCTGGAGTCTTGCACGTTCCGCTTTGACGTCGTCCCACTCTTTTGCGAGTCGAGACTGCGCCCTTTGGTATTTGCTTTGCTTCTTTTCGGAAGCTGACTCTGACTTGGGTTCATCAGATTGCGTTGTTAAAGAGCTTGTTGATGCAGTTTCAGCCTTAGGGGCTTTGTCTGCCACCTCATCAATCGATGAGGATTTAGTTTCGACAGCTTCGGGAGTCGCGGGGGTCTCCGAGTTATCTCCGCTGGCCTTGCTTTCAGTTTCAACTTTGGCTTCTGGTTGGGCTTGTTCGGGAGTACTGATTTCTTTACCCTCGTCAAACGCCTGCGCCATCGCCAACATATCCGCTTCAGTAAGGTTATTCGATTCCGCCATTTTGACCCTTTCTTACACCGCGCTCCAGGGAGTCATTCTAAAACGCAGGTTAATTGACAGCAGGTTCATCGACACCATCCCTACTGTCGAGGATGGGCGAGTTTTGTTTGGGGCTGCATAACGACTCAATGGTCGCCACACAACCTCGAAATCCTTTAGCATATCCGCAAGCCTCTGCAAGTGAATCCGCATTTTTCTCTACTGCGGAGGCATTTTGGCGTAAAGTAAGGTTTAAAAGGATAAGACTAAGCTTCTTGCCAGTCAGCGTTCCAAGGAACCCTGTCAATGCACGCTCGTCCTCCGCTTCCCACTTAGGCTCGTCTACCCATTCCTGGTTGCGTATAAATGAAAGAATAGCATTAATTATTCTCATATTCCATTTTCCAAGGTTAACATCGGTACAAATGCAGATTTTAATTTATTGTGGAATATCCAGAATGGGGTGAGGCGCTCAAGAAGCAAAGCTATAATCCTATTGTTTTCCTTAATAATTTCTTTCATGTCGTCTCTTTCAGAAAGTAATTTTGCAACATTTATTGCAAAATCAGCATATGAATTAAATGTTTCCTTTTTTGACACAAATAAAGTTGCCCAAACATGAGCATTTGAAAACTTATAAAATCCAAGGCTATTTTTCATTCCAAGATCTAAAAGCAATTCTATCATTATATCCCAAGCCTTTACGGGTGTAAAAAATTCAAATTGTTCTCTGTAATTTATTTTTAAATAACATGGCCTATATTGTATTACATCGTGACTTTCAAGTATTTCTAAAGCTGATTCGCGCTGTTTTTCAGAATATATAAATTCAAGATTTTCCTTTGTCGGCTCAATAAATATCTTTGGATCTGTCCACCTTTCTGGGGAACAAAAAAGTGGTCTTCTCCTATAATGACAAACTCCAACATATTTTGCATCCGTATGTCTTGTTGCTGCAAATGAGTCAAATTCATCAAGCCTTACTCCTGGTATTGCCTGTGGAATTTTTTCTGCATTTTCAACATCAATTGTTGAGAATGCATTTGACCATGAAGATGGATTAATATATAAATTTTTGTGAGTATGGATATTTAATTGAATGTCTTTCACATCATCTAGCTCAATATTTTAATTTGCATTTATTATCCAAAAATTTTCTTCGTATACTTCGAATTTCTTCATGCTGTCATTTACTGCTGATCTTACGCTATGCCATCCAATATCATCACCAAACATAATTCCTTCTGGCGCCAATAGGTCATAATAATCTTTTATATCTCCAAGTACATCGGTGTAGTCGTGAGATCCGTCAATGTATATAAGCCCTGCCGATATCCCCCTATTTTTAAGTATCATTGAACCTATATGACTTGTATTTGGAACTGGAACTATCATGTCTTGAACTCCGTGTTCAACAACATTTGCTAAAAAATCAAAATATATTTGTGGATATCCATTCTTTAATTTCAAATCCCTTTCTTGTGTATCGCGAGCAGAATTCCAAAATTCTTCAGCTCCTAGCCATGTATCAACACAATATATTTTTGTATCCAAAGAAATGGATTTGCAATGTTTTGCCATATGTATGGCAGAAGCACCAACCCAGGAACCAACTTCTATAATTACAGATGGACGAACTTTATCTATAAGTTTGCTAAAAATATTGCTATAACTGTTCCATCCAAAAATATGTTTTTTCCCAGAACCTTCAATTCCTTTGTATTGATCTAAAGTTCCTATATCATTTGACATATTGCATTATCCTTTGTTTGGCCCTTTGCGGGCATCCCAAGATACAAGCGCCATTGGCGCTGAAGTCAAAACGAATTAGGCAGGGATCGGAGCTGGAGCCTGCATCGGAAGACCTTCGCTAGGAGTCGCCCTTGCTGCCTGCTCCTGCTGTCTCATCGCTGCCTTGGATGCATCGCGAAGTTGCTTCTGAATTGCGCGGGAAGTATTCGGATCTGTCTGTTCAAGCGCCTGCAAGTGCTGTTGCAAGTGCTGCATCAGAACCTGCATCGCGCTGTTGTCGACAGGCTGCTGGCGTGCTTGAGCTGCCTGGTTGAACGCAAAGAGAACCGATATGTGCGCCTTGTGATCATCGCTAGGCTTGATCGCGACAGGGAATCCTGTGGCAAGCATGGTCGCAATTTCAGTCGCCTGGTCTTCAGCTTGATCTCCCGCACCTGCTTGAGGATCGGTAAACAACTTGCGAACGAGCGACGGATCGTCTTGTTCAAGCACAGATTTAACCAACTCGGCCTGGTTGATGAAAGGATTATTTTGGAACATCTGCATCCGCGCCACAGATTTCTGCAATGAGAACTGGCGGTTGATGAAATCCAATCCGCCCTTCGGCTCGATCGAGTACTGCTGATGGATTCCCTCTGGAACCATCTGGCCAGTATCGTCGGCATAGCGATACATCAGATCTTCCTTGGCGTACTGAACGTACAAGGACCAGCATTGACGGAATAAATGCGCCAAGCTCATACGGAAGATTCGATTCCTCAAGTCGCTGGAAGCAGCAGCTTGACCCTGCACGGCCTGGATCTCGGTGGCAGTCTTGCGATCGCTTGTATTGAACTGCGAACCAGCACCGAAATCTGGATTTCCCATGCGGATCTCTGCGAGCTGGCGCTCTTCGAGCATCAAACGCTGGAAGTCAAACGGAGGTTGGCTGAACTGAACTGGTTTTAATCCTTGCGGAAGAATCTGACCAGGCTGCATCTTCAGATTCGCCGTGTTGAGCGAGATCGGATTCTGCGCTTCGAAAACAGGGCGGTTGGCCAGCTCTACATAGTCAGAGAGAGAGTTCTTGAGCTTGTTGAGGAGGTTTTCGCCAGGGAGGAGGATCTCAGCTACCCCGCGAGGACTATACCAACCGCCACCCGTGATTTCATATGGGAAATCAACGAAGGGAGGTTCGCCGTGTTCATATGGGAGAGTGAAAGGTTTTCGCACGTTCTCATCGACCGCAAGAGGCGAGAATGTCTCGACCAACCAACCGTCTTTTGACGGAGTGTACATTTCCCACAGGATGATGCGGTAATTCTCCGCCTCCTGCGTGATTCCTTCGCGACGATAGATCTCGTCTTGGATCTCGCTACGAAGACCGACTGAGTTATTCGGTTTGCCAGCGATACGCTTGATGAAGTCTTCATCCTGCTTGTAGAGAGGATTTGTTTTATAGGTATCAACGGAAGTCGAGATGATGTGGACGATAAAGTCTGCATCCTTCAGTTCCTTCGTGTATTGCGGAACGATAAGATGGAAAGGATCGATCGCCTCGAAGCTAATCTTCTTGCCTTGGTCATCCCAGATCACTTTGGCAACACCGCGACCATAAAGAAGTAGATTGTCTATGACGGACACGATCTCTTTCTGGAAATTAGACTGCTCGCGCATCTTGTAATCGAACCAGCGTTCAGCAGTCACCGTGATCGGAGTCAACTGCTGACGCATCGGGACGAAGCTGGAAAGGATGTCGTTTCCAATCGCGCTGTTGACGAACGAAGGCTTTAGGCGTTCGATTGCAGTATCGATCAACTGAACGTGTAGGTCAGCTGCTGTAGGCCAAGGTTTGGTCTTACGACGCACGCCAAAGTAGCGAGCTTGGTAAAACAGGCGCTGGCGATTCTCCCAAGTCTGGCGCTGGTTCAGCGCATTAATAATGCGCGTGTAATACTTGGATCTGCGCTCGTCTCTGTCTGAAATAGCGGACATTGATTAAGCCAGGGTGAGACGATATTTAAGTTGGTTTAGATCGCCCAAGATTGCATCGCGAATGTTGAGAAGATCAGTTGACTTATCCCCAACAATTTCATTAAACCTTCCTGACAGGAATTTGATCAAGTTGTTTGTAAATGCAACGGAGGATTCAAGGTTCATGTAATTCTGAACCCTATAGTTAAATCCATTGCTAGGGATGATCCGTCCATAACGTCCTTGGTAAGCTTCGATCAGCTCGTCAATGTTCTCACCAAGTGAGTCGTATATTTTACCGAACGACTTGTGCTGGCTGAAAGACTTTGTCTGCCAATGGTAGATCTTGTACTGTTGTTGAGCGGTGACGAGAGTTGTAAGAAGTTCCGCACCACCCTGTGCATTTGATTTGCCTTCGCTCATGTTCCCGTACAAAGACGAAAATTGTGAATCCATCAGGTTAATTTCATTTGATGCCATATTATTTGTTCCTCTCGGTTTGAAGTTCGTATGAAAGATCGTTGACTGCGTTTAATGCTTTCCTGGCCCACTCGCGTGTCCCAGGTGTACCTCTTCGGATTTCAATGTAAGTAGGATCTTTCATCAGCTCTTCAACTATCCCGCTTGTCTGAGTTATTGGATGAGTTGTCGCGCACCCACCAAGCATTACGGTTAAGATCGCTATTAATGGCATCACGATTGCGACGCCATTCATTCTCGAACTCCTGCGTGCGCTTCTCCCGCCATCCTGGGATGATACGGAATATGGCTGAGATGATCTCAAGCAGCGCACGAAGCACAGAATTATTAGTCGATCTTTAGGCCAACTGCGCGCAGGAAAGACACGATCTTCTCCAGCCACACGTTGTCAATATCGCTAGGGGTTAATTTGACGATGATACGAGCGGTCAGCACCACGCCACCTACAGCAGCGACGATGGTCTGCCAGTTAGCAGTAATCCAATTCCAGATGTTCATAGTTTTATCCTCCTGCGTCAAACCCAGCCGTAACTGGGTCGTTTTGTTCCATTAGATCGTTTAACGTACGCCAATTTGGCCGTTCCGTAGGGAAAGTCAAGTCCCATCGTACATTACCACCATCTAGGCACAATGCCAATGCGTCGGCCCTATCTGGGCTGGATATGCCCCTACTGCGCAGTGAGTCCTTGGATTCGACGCCCAGCTTGCCCCTACTGTTGGTCACGGTCCTACGACAGGTCAATTGCGCCATCAGTTCGTCGTCATCCTCTGGCAGTATAATCTCACGATCTGAAATCTTCTTGGACATGTTAAACCACATCTCTGCCGACCTGTTCGTATAGGCATCGGCATCGTGAGGCACACCACCAAAGTTAACCCTATTGACTCGCCATCCAGACTCGGCCAAAGCATCGCACATTGGCATTCCAAGGCCGCTGGCGTCGGCATAGATGTCTTCAGCCTTCAAACCATGCTTCTTGAATTCAACGATGAATTTTCCAACAGCAGACATTGTGTCCCGCTCACGCCAAGCGATGATCGGAAGGATCTTGTTGCCATCGCGAATGCA